TCCAGATTGATCAGGCAGGAGCCGCGTGGCCGCTGGTTGGCATCGAAGCGCAGGGCGCGCACCGTGCGGGTCATGGCTCAAGCCGCCAGGGATTCTTCAGTGATCTCGCAGTGGATCACGAAGCCGGTGAGGTAAGGCAGGCCCTTGGGGATGCCGTACTCCTTGCTGGTGATGCGGCCAATCGTCCAGCCCATCCAGCGCTGGGTGGCTTGCTCAATCGCATCGCTCAGGGTGGCGCCGGCAAAGAGGCCGTTTTGCACATCGTCGGCAAAGTGACGGCCGTGGCGGCTGTCGAGGAAGGTGCGGACCGACTCGAGCGGCTGGCAGGTGGCATCCGAGATCGCAGTCATGGCCAGCGGCCAAGCAGCATCGGCCTGTTCGTTCATCGTGCCGTAAAAGCCCCACGACTCGTTCTGGGTGGCAGGGATCTGGGTGGTGGTGTTCATCTCTGGCTCCTGGTGGTTCGAGTCGTTGCGACACCCGTAGTAACGCGCTTCGGGCGATGGAAGCCAAGCGCTTGTTCGATCGTTTTTGCGCTTGGCTCGGTGTTCGTCATTCCATCGTGTCGGCCCGCACAAGTTCGGCCTGGGCGCTGGCGATCAGGTCCAGCCGTAGGTTCGGCGTGATGTTGCAAGCGAGCTCGTTCAAGGTCCAGTTCATCACATCGGCCTTTTCGCGCAGCGACTCGGCTTCTTCGAACCGGTTGGTGTAACGATCCAGTTCGCGCAGTGCCCGCTCCAGGGTGGATCGCGCCTGGGCCAGGGCCTCGCGGGCGCGGTGTTCGGCGTGCTGGGCTTGGAAATCGCGGGGGTGTTCATGGTTTGCTCTCCTTTCGGTTGATCGTTGCGACACCTGTATGAACGCGCTGATCGCCATCGAAGCCAAGCGATTCCCAGAGCATTTTTCGGTCACGGGTTGGTCAGTCTTTCGAGGATGCGCAGGGCGGCGGGATCGCCTGCCAGTGCCCGTTGCAGGGTGCGGATGGCCTGCTCGCGCGGCACCTCTGGGCGACGGTTGTCGATCAGCCAGCCAATCGCGCTGGCCTGCTCGTCATCTGCCGCAGGCTGCTCTTCGGCAATGCCGACGTAGCGCCCGTAGCTACCGCCGGAGGGATCGACAAACAGCGTCCGACGATTCGGTGCGCTGACAGACACCACGCGCCGACGCCCTGCTGCGTGGCCGCCGAGCCCGGCCAGCCAGTCCCGATCCTGCAGCAGCGTGCAGGCGAAGGCGTCGTATTCGGCTGCGGTCAGTTTCTTGCACCACGCGATCTCGATGGGCTCAAGGGGTGCGCTGGGGTCGCTGTTGTGCAGCACTTCGTCCAGGCTGCAGGGCTTGCGGGCAAAGCGGGCACGGATCGGTGTGTGGTTGGGAGTTTGGCTGGCGGTGGTCATGGTGGTGTCCTTTCAATCGATGTGGGTGACATCAGCATTCACGCGCTGGTTGCCGCAGAAGCCAAGCTCAATCTGCATCGTGGTCGGCGTCGATGGCCTCGATGGTCATCACCAGCTCGGCCACCCGATCCGCCTCGAAGCCAAAGCCCCGATGGCGCAGGAGGTGCTCGATGCTTGGATGCTTCATCCGGGCGATCTCCCGGCAGGCCGCCAGCAAGGCTTGCAAGTGCTCTGCCGGGATCTGGGCGTCAGGCGGCACGCTCACGCTGTGGCCTCTGCGGTGGCGGTATCGGCGATGCGGTAGAGGCGCTGGCCAGCCCCAGGGCTGCCGGCAGGGCCTTCGATCTTCTCGGAAACGATGGCGAGGCCCAGCTTTTTCTTGAGTGCGCCGGCAAAGGTGCCGCGCACCGTGTGCGCCTGCCAGCCGGTCGCCTCACTGATCTGCGCGATGGTGGCGCCCTCGGGGCGTTTGAGCATCTCGATCACCAGCGCTTGCTTGCTGTTCTCGCGGCCTCGCTTGGCGGCGACATCGGGTTGAGCCTGTTGCCAGCTGGCCTCGGCGGCAGCCACTGCGGCTTCCAGTTCCGGGTCGTCGGCCAGGGGCGGCGCGGCACTGCCCTTTGCGCCAACCGGGGGCAACACCTCTTGCGGTTGGGCTTCGCCCTTGATGATGGCGATGGCAGCGCCTGTGATGCGCCACTGGCCATCCATCTGCTCGATCAGCCCGCGCTGTGCGAGGCTGGCGATCATCTTGAGTTTGGCACCACCCTTGAGGTCGAGCAGCGGTTCGATCAGGCCGCCGGCATCGCAATGCGCGCGGGTGATGAGGTCAAGTTGGCGTTCGGTGATCGGGGTGGTTTGTGCGGACATGGTCGTGCTCCTTGTGATGAGGGTGGTTAAGCAGTTTGCTTGGCGGCGGCGTTCTGCCCTGCGACCAAGCCAGCCTGGTAGGCGGCCATCAGGGCGCTCTTGACGCACCAGACGCCAACGTCGTGGAAGTCCAGGCGGTCGTGGTTGCGGGTCTCCAGGGTCTCGATGAAGAGATGCTCCTGGGCGATCTGGGCGAGCAGTTGGTCGAGTTGCTGGGCAGCCTTGCTGGCCGATGCTTTGCGGGTGCGGGTCGGGGTCATTTCGTGCTCCTCAACTTGGGTTTTGGTGATGACATGAACGCGCTGTTCGGGATTGAAGCCAAGCGCCGGTTCGATCTTTCTGCGAATCATTTCCGGCTGTCCTTGAGCGCCTGGATGCCGGCCTGCGCCAGGTCCAGCGCCGCGCACCGAAACGCGTTCTCGGCGGCCCAGGGGGCGATACGCACGTCTTCGAGCATCCAGTCGATGACCTGGGCGCTCTGGGCGCGCATCGCGGCGCAGGCGGCATCCATCTGATCTGTGCTGGCCTGGCGCACCTCCGGGTAGAGGCGCACCAGCAAGGTCAAGGCGGCTTCACCGAGCTTGTGGCCGAGGGTGTCGAGGGACTGGGTGGTGTGGACGTTCACGATGGTCTCCAAGAGTCGGTCAGGCGGCGATGTGGCGTTTGGCCAGGTCGATCTCGGCCGGCAGCCACAGCGTGGCGATCTCTTCTTCCAGATCCTGGCGCCGGCGTTCGGCGATCTCTTGCAAGGACGCGATCTGCGCGAGCAAGGCCAGCAGGTCGTCGCGCTGGCGCAGGATGGGACTGCCCACTTCGGGCAGTCGCTCGATCCAGTTCAGGGTGGGGTCGGTGGTGTTCATGGCGTGCTCCGTGGGTGTTGATGACATCCGTATGAACGCGCTGTCGCCGATTGAAGCCAAGCGTTCGGTCCATCTATTTCGCATCGGAGTGGCGCATGTTCGACACCGCTGAATCGGCCGCTGCACTGAGCGTGGAGTCAGCCTGGAAACGTGGCCTCGCGCCCGATCCCATCCTCACCGTCGATGACTGGGCCAACCGCCACCGGATGCTCTCGTCGGTGGCTTCCGCCGAGCCTGGACGCTGGTCGACCAGCCGCACGCCTTATCTGAAAGCCGTGATGGAAGCGCTGTCCGCCACCTCGCGCGTGGAGCGGGTGGTGCTGATGGCCGGGGCGCAGATTGGCAAGACCGAAGCCGGATTGAACTGGCTGGGCTACGTGATCCACCACGCCCCCGGGCCGATGCTGCTGGTGCAGCCCACGGTAGAAGGCGCCAAGCGCGTCTCCAAGCAACGGGTCGATGCGCTGATCGAAGCGAGCCCCGAACTGGCCAGCCGCGTCAAAGACCCTCGGTCACGCGACTCGGGCAACACCCAACTGATGAAGGAATTCCCCGGTGGCGTCTTGATCATGACCGGCGCCAACTCGGCGGTGGGCCTTCGCTCGATGCCGGTGCGCTACCTGTTTCTGGATGAGGTCGATGGTTATCCAGGGGACGCCGATGGCGAAGGCGATCCGGTGGCGCTCGCTGTGCAGCGCGCCGCCACCTTCGTCAATCGCAAGGTGTATCTGTGTTCGACCCCGACCCTGAAAGGCTTCTCGCGCATCGAGGCGGCCTACCTGGAGTCGGACCAGCGGGTGTTCGAAGTGCCCTGCGACCACTGCGGCGAACACAGCCAGATTCAGTGGCGTGATATCCGCTGGCCCAAGGACAAGATGGCGGAGGCCGCCTGGCACTGCCCGCATTGCGAGGGCATCCATCCCGAGTACCGCAAACCAGCGCTGCTCGCCAATGGCCGCTGGACGTCACAAGCTGAGGGTGATGGCAAGACGGTGGGCTTTCATCTGTCGAGTCTCTACAGCCCGTGGCTGACCTGGGGCGAGATCGCCCAGGAACACCACGCCGCCAAGGACGATCCGGTGCGGCTCAAGGTGTGGGTGAACACGAAGCTCGCCGAGACCTGGGAAGACCGAGAGGGGGAGACCTTGGACGCGGAAGGTCTGATGGAACGTCGGGAAGCCTACGGGCCGTCCATACCGGCCGAGGTGGCGCTACTCACCTGCGGCATTGACGTGCAGGACGACCGCCTCGAATTGGAGGTGGTCGGCTGGGGCCGGGACGAAGAATCCTGGTCGGTGGATTACAAGGTGCTGTGGGGCGATCCGTCAGTGCCGGACACCTGGGCGCAGCTGGATGCTTACCTCGGTAATCGCTTCGAGCACGAGACTCTGGCCAACGGCCTGACCATCGAAGCCGCGTGTCTGGACACCGGTGGTCACCACACGCTGGCGGCCTATGCCTTCTGCAAGGGCCGGGAGCGCAAACGCATCTGGGCGATCAAGGGTGGCTCGGGCAAACGGCCGATCTGGCCCAAGCGCCCGAGCAAGGCCAACAAGGGCAAGGTCAATCTGTTCACCGTTGGGGTGGATGCCGCCAAGGAGGCGATCTACGCGCGTCTCAAGAAGGAGAACGGTGCCGGATCTATGCACTTTCCGCTGGGCCGGGGATGCGCAGTATTTCGAGCAGCTGACCGCTGAGCGCATCCGTACCCGCTACGTGAAGGGCTTTCCGCAGCGCTTCTGGTGGAAGCCCGATGGCCGACGCAACGAAGCGCTGGACTGCCGGGTGTACGCCTATGCGGCGCTGCACGGCCTGTTGTCGATGGGGCTGAACCTGAATCGGCGGGTGGATGCGTTGCCACCGGTGCCGCTTGTTCGCAAAGGGAGTAAGGAAGGCACGCCGCTGTCGGCGCCGATGACGCCGAGCCCGCGCAGGCGGCGGATGGCGATTGCGTCGAACTACGTTTGATCAGTTCGACCAGGGGTTGAAGATCTGGACGGGCAGGCCGGAGAAGTCTTTGACGTTGCGGGTGACCAGTACCAGGTCGTGTTCCAGCGCGGTGGCCGCGAGCAGGCTGTCGATAGTCGGCAGCGGTCGCCCCGCCGCTGCAACCAACCGGCCCCAGCGGTCGGCGACTGCCCCATCGACACTGAGGATGCGACCGGTAAAAAAGGTCGGTAGATCCGTCTCCAGCCAATCGATCAACGACTGTCGGCGTCTCTCGTCATCGACCCCCTCGATGCCTTTGCGGATTTCCCCCAGCGTCAGCACCGACAGGTGCAGTGTGGTCGGTGGTCGTTGCGAGAACCAGGCGACCACACCGGGGTCAGGCGACTTGCGCCGCAATTCGGACAGGACGTTGGTGTCGATCAGATAGCTCAAAACGTGACCTCGCGCGTCAAGCTCTGGTCGCGCTCAAAGGTGATGTCGTCTGCGCCATAGAGAGGTGAGCGGCGCATGAAGTCCACGAGCGAATCCTGGGCCTGCGACAGACGATCAAAGGTCTCACGCGAGATCACGACGGCCACGGATTTGCCGTGCAGCGTGATGTCTTGGGGCTGGGTCTGGGCGCGCTTGACCAACTCCGACATCCGGGCTTTGGCTTCTTGCATTTGCCATGTGTGCATCGCCTCACTCCTTAATCTGACTATACAGGTCAGATTTTAGTGATGCCCTCGTTCAATTTCAAGTTTCCAGCTCAGGAACCAGACCATGACCCTCGAACAACTCAAGGCCCAGCGGGAAGCCCTGCAGGCCGCCCGCTTCAATGGCGTGCTCACGGTGAAGGCTGGCGACAAGTGGGTCACCTACAAATCGGACGCCGAACTGCAGTCGGCTCTCCACGACCTTGATCGCGAGATTGCCCAAGCCGAAGGACGCCCGCGTGCCCGACGCATCCGCACCTATGCCGGGAAGGGACTGTGATGAAGGCCTTCCAGAACCTGCGCCGCAAGGTCGGCGCGATGATCGGTGGCTTCGAAGGCGGCTTGTCTGCCCGACGCCTCAAGACCTTTGCCGCCAGCCGCGCCCACGTCAACACCCTGATCCAGGCGGCTGGCGCCGACATGACCGCCCGTGCCCGGTATCTGATCCGCAACAACGGCTATGCCGCCAATGCCGTGGAGTCCTGGGCCGGTAATGCGGTGGGCACCGGTATCAAACCATCGTCGGGCATTGCCGATGCGCTGCTCAAGGATCGGGTGCAACGCCTGTGGCTGCGCTGGACCGATGAGTCGGATGCCGAAGGGCTGACCGACTTTTATGGACAGCAACGCCGCGCCGCGCGGGAATTGTTCATCGCCGGCGAGGTGTTTTTTCGGATTCGGCCGCGCAGGCCCGAGGACGGCCTGTCGGTCCCGCTGCAGTTGCAGATGCTGCCAGCCGAAATGCTGCCCTTGAACCACAACCAGCTGCTGGAGAACGGCCACCGCATTCGCCAAGGCATCGAGTTCGACCGCATTGGTCGTCGCGTCGCTTACCACTTCCTGCGCCGCCACCCGGGCGACATCACCGATCCGGGATTGGCCGGCGAAACGGTCCGGGTGCCGGCCGAGTCGGTACTGCACATCGTTGATCCGGTCGATGCCGGGCAACTGCGCGGCGTCTCGCGCTTCTCACCGGCGCTGGTGAAGCTGTTTCTGCTCGACCAGTACGACGACGCTGAACTCGACCGCAAGAAGGTCGCGGCGATGTTCGTCGGCTTTGTGCGTCGGCCCGAGCGCGACTTCGACAACGGTGGCGAAACTGACGACCGGGGCGAACCGCTGCTGCCGCTCGAACCTGGCCAGCTCCAAATCCTGGACGACGGCGAGGACATCACCTTCTCGACGCCGGCCGATCGTCGGGGGCAACTACGAGACGCTTCCAGTACCGAACCCTGCTGCAGGTGGCTGCCGCGCTGGGCTTGCCTTACGCGAACCTGTCGGCTGATATGTTGAAGGCCAACTACTCCAACACCCGAGCGGCGCTCTTGGAGTTTCGCCGTCGCATCGAAGCCTTTCAGCATTCGGTGCTGGTTTTTCAGCTGTGCCGGGCGGTGTGGGCGCGCTGGATGGACACAGCGGTGCTCTCTGGCGCCTTGGATCTCGCGGACTATGAACAACGCCGCGCCGACTACCTCGATTGCAGCTGGCTGCCACCGCGCTGGGACTGGGTCGATCCCCTGAAAGACATCCGCGCCGAAATCAACGCCATCGAGGCCGGGCTCAAGTCGCGCACCCAGGCGATTGCCGAACGGGGCTTCGACGCNGCNATGGTCGATGCCGAGATCGCCGGNGACCACCGGCGCGAGGANAGCCTGGGGCTGCGCTTTGGGCGTGAGCCTGTGCCNCCNCCCTCGAACTGAGGAATNCCNATGACNGATTTGCCNTACCTGGCGTCCCGCCTGTACGGGACGCCGCTCCTGATTGCGCGCCCGAAACTCGAAGTCATCCTCGGCGTGGTGGCACGGAAGATGGCGGGCGACACGCTCGCCACGCCACCGCCGGCAACTGCCGATTTAGGAATGACCGGTGGCCTCCAAATCCTGGAGGGCATCGCCATCCTCCCGGTCCTCGGCACGCTGGTGCGTCGCTCTTCGTATATCGGTGCGGCCAGTGGCCTCACCAGCTATCACGACATCGAGGCCATGGCCGAGCAGGCCTTTACCGACCCCCAGGTGCGCGCCGTGTTGCTGGAGATCGATTCCAGTGGCGGAGAGGCGGGCGGGGTGTTCGACTTAGCGCAGCGCCTACGGCAGCTGGCGCAGTCCTCGGGCAAACCCCTGTGGGCCATCGCCGATGAGGCAGCACTCTCGGCGGCTTACGCCATTGCCTGTGCGGCCGACCGCCTGTGGCTCACCCGCACCGCCGAGGTGGGCTCGATTGGCGTGGTCGCGATCCACGTCGATGAGTCGGTGGCCGATGCCAAAGCCGGCCTGAACTACACCTTCCTGCACGCCGGTGCCCACAAGGTCGATGGGCATCCGCACGCACCACTGCCTGCGCCAGTCGCCGCCGACATCCAGGCCGACATCGAGCAGCTCCATGAGCAGTTCATCAGTCTGGTCGCTGGGTTCCGTCGTCTGACACCCGAAGCGATTCGAGACACCGAGGCCCGCGTCTATCGCGGTGAGGCGGCCATCCAGGCGGGCCTGGCCGACCAAATCGGCACCCGTTCCGAGGCACTGGCCGCTCTGCAACGGCAACTCGCCATGAGTGCCGGACGCAGCCTGCGCAACAAGGCCGCTGCGCTGTCGGCCACCCGTACCACCTCTCGATCCCACCCCTTCCCGAAGGAGATCTCCATGAATGATCACAACCCTGTCACGCCGGTGGACGACACCCAAGAGAACAGCATCCCGAACTCAAGCCCGACCCCGGCGCAGTCACCGCAAACCCCGCCGCCGCTCAATGAGGCGGCCATTACCGCCCAGGTCGAGCAGCGACTGCGCCGCCAACTCGCGGAGCTCACCGAGATCGCCGCCCAGGCCAAACGCCTCGGGGTCACGGTCGATCCGGCCCAGGCCCTGGCGCGTGGCGTCACCCCGGACGCGCTGCGCCAGTCAGTCCTTCAGCAGGCCGCCGAACGTGATGTCGCGCAAGACATCGTGGCCCAAGCCCCAGCACCTGCGCCCACCAAACCCCAATCCGTCGCTGACAGCCCCTTGGTCAAAGCGGCCCAAGCCTATGGAGCCCGTAAATGAGCACACCTTTGATTTCTGCCACGACGCTGGGTGACCTCATCAAGCGCGAGTCCGACCCGGACTACACCCGCGAAACCGTGACCTTGAAGGCCGGCACCGCGNATCCCTTGGGGGCGGTGCTCGGCCGCATCACCGCCACGGGCGTCTATGCCTCTTCGCCGGCTGCCTCCACGACAGGCATCGAGGGCGCCGAGATTGCCTGCGCCGTGCTGCTGCACCCAGTTGCCGCCAGTGACACCGACACCCAGGCGGTGGTGCTCGCGCGCGGCCCCGTGATCGTCGCTGACCGCGCATTGGCCTTCGACGCTTCTGTGGCGGACGCCACCGCCCAACTCCCTCAAACACCAGCAACTGGCAGCCCACGGCATCGTCGTGCGTCCGGTCGCTTGATCTCAATTCCCAGGAGTCTTGATATGACCGTGATCGTCAATCCTTTCGATGCGGGCGGCTTCACGCTGGCCGAGATGTCGGCTGCCATCCAAATGCTGCCCGAACCCCTATGGCCGCGTCGGCCAGCTGGGGCTGTTCGCGCCCGAGCCGATTTCCCGAGCGCAACGTCACCATTGAGTCCATCGAAGGCGAACTGCGCTTGCTGCCTGCCGTGGCGCCCGGTGCCCCGGCGACCGTCGGCACGACCGACAAGCGTTCGGTGCGCTCGTTTGCCGTACCGCATATCCCGCACAACGACGTAGTGCTGCCCGAAGAGATCCAGGGTATCCGGGGTCTGGGTCTCGCCGC